CACTGACAACACTGAACGGACGTAATTTCGCAGAGAACGAAATTGCTCCAACAGGTGATGCAGAGAAGTTCCAGTTGGTCACAGAGTGGGCGCTGAAGGTGCAGGCACCGAAGGCACACGCCATGATTCTGGACTTGGACGGCACTGTTTAGTCTTAATCATCTTGAGGGGGCGGTTATCCGCCCTCTCATCCTTTGGAGGATAATATGAAGAGATTGCTGAAGGTTGACCCTAAAACTGGTGAGGAAATGTATATGCACCAGAGCAATGATGGGACTACCAGAATTGAGAAGAAGCAGAACTTTGCGTCTCTGATGGAACTCAACAAGCAGATGAATAACGACTGGCAATATGGCCAGATGAGAGGCTCACAGCGTCACATGGCACATGTAGCGGAAATACCAAATACAGTGTATAATGAGCTAGTAAAGAAGCTAGGCAAGCCAGCAGATAATCCGACTGCATGGAAGAAGTGGCTGAACGATAGCGAGAACAGAGCATTTAGAACAGGTGGCGGTTACATATGAGCATTACTAGCTACAGCGACTTGCAGACATCCATCGCCAACTTTCTGGCGCGAGATGACTTAACAGCGCAGATACCAGACTTCATCCAGCTTGCGGAATCTCGTATGAGTCGTGAGCTTGAAACACGAGAGCAGGAGAAGCGCTCACAAGCCACGCTAGTAGCAGGTGACGAGTATATCGCATTGCCGACAGACTTGCGCGAGGTGCGCGAGGTAAAGCTAAACACCAGCCCGACTAAGGTGCTGAAGTATTACAGCCCATCAGGGCTTGATAGCATGTATTCTAGCAATGGGCAGGGTAAGCCAGAGGGCTACAGTGTTGTGGGCGTGGAACTTAAACTGCGCCCGATACCTGACGCGGCTTATACGGCTGAGATTGTATATATCGGCTCATTGCCTGCATTGAGTGCTACCAGCACAACTACGCTGTTCCTCAGAAGCCCAGACTTGTACCTGTACGGTGCATTGGCTGAGGCTTATGCGTACTTGCTAGATGAGGCACGTTCTCAGCAATATGATGCTAAGTTCAGCCGCATTATCGAGGAGATAAAGGTGGACGAGCAGAGAAGTCATTATGGCACTGGCTCCCTGCAAATCAAATCAATCTATTCACAGCAAAATTCAATAGCGGAGACTTAATATGTCAGCAATGAGTGATTATTTAGAGAATGAAATTCTCGACCACATTCTAGGCACTGGTGCTTACACCATGCCAACGACTGTGTATGTAGGGCTATCAACAGCGTCTATGGCTGATGATGCGTCAGGTACAGAACTGTCAGGCAGTGGTTATGCTCGTCAGTCAGCCGCTTTTAATGCGGCGTCATCAGGCACAGCAGATAACAGCGCGGCAGTCGAGTTCCCAGCCGCAACAGCAAGCTGGGGTACAGTGAGCCATTTCGGTATCTGGGACGCAAGCACAGCAGGCAACCTGCTTATTCATGGGGCGTTTACAACAGCGAAGCTGATTGACACAGGCGACATCCTGAAGATTTCTGCTGGTGACTTAGACATCTCAGCAGACTAAGGATTAGGCCATGCCTACAGGCACTCCAAGTCTCGACAACTTTACGAAGAATGATATAGATGCGCTGACCATCTCGCTGGACAGTGCGTCTTTTCTTACGCAAGTTGACTGGTCTAACCCGACATTAGAGCAGTTAGACGCTTGGGGGGATATGGACTCTCTGGATGGCTTCGGCAATCTGGAGCAGTTAGCTCTTCTGGATGTGTTGCACTTTCAGGGTACTGCTGGCATAGTTGTTACAGCCGCAGGTGCTGTTCAGTTCGCCATTGAGATGCCAGCCGCAGTTTCTATCTCGGCCACAGCGACAGCCGCAGAACCTGACATTCTGTTTAACATGCCAGCCTCTGCTAGTGCGGCAATCACAGCTTCTTCAGAGGTCAATCGCGTAAAGAGCTTCTCAGCATCTGTATCAGGTGCGGCTAGCTTTGCGGCAGTCATAACACCACTGAGGCAGGTGAGCAGTTCTGTCAGCTTGGCGGTAACAGCGTCAAACGATTACACACGATTGAGGACAGATACAGGTTCTGCAAACTTTGTAGTCACATCCACATCTAAAAGTAACTATGTGTTCAATGTGCATAGTGCCGTAGATGCCTCTATAAGCGCAACAGGCGCGGCTGGTGGCATATTCGTTATGGCAGGCACACCACAGGCACAGATGAGCGTCTCGGCTGACGCAAAACGGCTTGGTGAAGATTGGTCTGATGTTGGTATTGGCAATGAGATATGGACTAATGTTACAATCGGTTCAGAGATTTGGTCAAAGCAAACAACTAGCACAGGGACTTGGGCAGGATTATGATACAGTTCGGTGAATGGCTACCAGACCAGCCAGATTATATGAACGCAGGCGTTGTGACAGCTACAAACGTGTTTCCTGCCGCCAGTGGCTATGCTTCAATTAGGGAGTTTGTGGCTTATTCGGGTGATGCTACCGACACTATTCTGGGCATCTTCGCGGCAAAAGATAATGATGGCAACATCAAGCTGATTGCTGGCGATAGTGCGCGGCTGTATGAGTTCGATACAACAGATTCAAGCCTTGATGATATTACCAATACAGGCGGTGTTCACAGCTTGACAAGCGCTGAGCGCTGGCGTTTTGTTCAGTTTGGCGAGACAGTGATTGCGGCAGGCGGCATCAATGAAGAATTACAGAAATACACTGTCGGCACAGATAGCAATTTTTCAGACCTGTCAACAGATGCTCCAAAGGCAGATTTCATTGCTGTTGTCAGGGATTTTGTGTGGACTGGCAACATTGATGATGGAACAGGCAGAATACCATATCGTGTCAAGTGGTCAGCATTTGGCGATACATCTGGCTGGACATCTGGGGTAGACCAGTCAGACCATCAGGACATTCCAGATGCAGGTGCGATTACAGGCATGGTTGGCGGTGAATACTGCACCATCCTGATGGAACGAGCCATTGTCCGAGCCACCTATTCTGGTCTGCCGTTGGTGTTCCAGTTCGACAAAGTTGAGACTGCCAGAGGCTGTCAGGTTGCAGGTTCCGTCTGTAATGTAGGCCATACAGTGTTCTACTTATCAGATGACGGTTTCTATGCGTTTGACGGTAGCAGGTCACAGCCGATAGGCGCGGAGAAGATAAACCGCTTTTTCTTTGATGATTTTGACTTCAGCCAGAAGAACAAAATGACTAGCACGATTGACCCACAGTCTCAGTTGGCTATTTGGTCATATGTGTCGAATGACGCTCTAACGACAACCCCCAACAGACTTCTGATATATAACTACGCCCTGAACAGGTGGTCACTGGCTAATGTGGATGCCGACCTTGTTGCGCCATTCTTCACAGCAGGCTACACGCTGGAAAACCTTGACACCATCAGCACCAGTCTGGATGCCTTGCCAGCCTCTCTGGATAGTGCGCTGTATAAGGGCGGTCAATATCTGTTTGGCGGTGCGCTTGGAAAGAAGATACATGCGTTTACTGGCGACCCACTGACAGGCATTATTGAGACAGCCGAATCTAGTCTGGTGAAGGGCAAGCATACGATAGTGACGAGGGTATATCCGTATCATGTGGGCGGTGATGTAACCATTGAGATAGGAACACGCAACCTGCACAGCCAGAACGTGACATTCACATCCACTGTAGCGCCTAACACGAATGGGTTTTCTCCGTTCCGCGCACAGGGCAGGTATCACAGGGTTAGGTTTAACATCAGTGGAACGTGGGACTTGGCGCAGGGTATTGATGTTGATGCAAGGGAAATTGGCAGAAGATGACGATTAGACAGAGGCAAACTAACTTTAGAACGCTGAACCCAGTGACCGCGACTACCAGAGAGATTGCGGAAGTGGTGAACAGGACGATTGAGGGCGGCCTTAACAGTGTTGGTTATGCTACACTGGCGTCAAACGTAACAGAAACAACAGTAGAAGATTATCGGTACAATGTTGAGAGCTTGGTGTTTTTCATAGGGTATGACCACGACATCATGTCTCATCACCAGCCCTATATTAAGTCAACCAGCACTAATGGCGTAATGAAAATTGGACATGCAAACAATGGACACACAGCAGATGTCGCATACCTCATTATCGGCTGAATGGGAACGCTGTAAGCAGTATATCGCGCCAGCGTTAGCATATGCTAATGACAGCCACACGCTAGAAGATGTGTGGCAAGCGATACAACATCAAAAAGCGGCATTTTTTCCTTTGGAAAAATCTGCTATAGTGGTGGAGATAGTTGATTACCCCCAGCGCATAAGTTGTAGGATATGGCTTGCAGGCGGTGATATGGATGAACTCATGGAAGCAGAGAAGAACATCTGCGTGTGGGCAAGAGAGCTAGGTTGTTCTAGCATGGAGATTATAGGCAGAAAAGGCTGGGAGAGACAGCTATCAGATTATACAGCAAGCGCTGTAGTATTAGTGAAGGAATTATAAAATGTCTAAAGGTGGCGGTTCAACGCAAACAATACAAAGTGGTCAAATGGCTAACCCATTTGCACAGCCATTTATTAAGTATGGTATGCAAGAGGCGAAGAATTTATACCAGTCAGCTACGCCACAATATTATCCTAGCTCTACCGTTGTAGGCTTCAGCCCTGAGACACAGCAGGCATTGTCAGGCATACGAGCGCAAGCATCTGCTGGCAGTCCATTTGTACCAGCCGTACAGCAGGCTGTGATGCAGAACCTGACAGGCACTAACCCACTATTTCAGGCAGGCTTGAAACCAACCATTGATGCGGCTATGCAGGGTGCTATGTCATCTGGCAGATACGGTTCTGGCTATGCTCAGAAAGCGATTGCAGAGGCGGTTGCCCCACAGGTCTATGCGGCACAGCAAGCGGCTATCCAGCAAGCCCCAGCCGCATACGAGTTTGGCTTTGCAGACATGAACAAGCTAGCGCAAGTCGGTGCGGCTCGTGAGGCACAGGAACAGGCAGAACTGCAAGCAGATATTCAGCGCTTTAACTTTGAGCAGGGACGGCCAGCACAAAAACTTGCTGATTATCTGGCAATGGTTCAGGGCGGCACAAGGGCGCTAGGCGGTGAAGTACAGCAAGTCCAGCGTAACCCTGCTCTTGGCTTCTTAGGTGGTGCTATGAGTGGCATGCAATTAGGTCAGGGAATACCTGCACTAGGCGCTGGTGGCGGTGCATTACTAGGTGGTTTGCTTGGAGGGTTCGCATAATGGCATTACCTACAGGACTAGGTCAAAGAGCGTTGCAGAGCCTTAATAGGCCGTCTGCATTGCAGTTTATTGGCGCACCGCAGGTTAACGCACCAGCTACTCAGCCAGTACCACAGAACATCATGGGCTTGCGTCAGAATGTGTTAGCACAGCAAATGCGCCAACACCTAACACCTGCACAGCAGTTCCGCCAGTTAGCTGGCATGTCTGCGGCAGAACGTCTGGGTCAACAGCCACCATCAGCACCACCAAAAGCACCTACAGGTATGCAAGGTTTGTTGTCAGGCTTAATGCCAGAGGCAGGCACACCTGAGATGGCAGGTTACGGTGCGGCTGGGCAGAAGCTGTTAGAGCTTTCTGGCTACCGTGCAGTACCGATTACCATTGGCGAGGCACTAGGCCAAGCGGCAGGTGCTTATGGTGAAGCCAGAGGTGCGGCATTACAACAGCAGAAAGAACAGCAAGCGGCACAAGCGGCATTAGAGCGTCAGGCTAGACTTGATGCTATGGCGGCTGAAAAGCAGGCGGCAGAACTGGCTAACATTAGGTCACAAATTGCTCAGAGAGAAGAGCCTGCTGTAGCTGGTTTGCCTCAATTAGGAGCCACAAGAGAAGTGCCAGTAGGTAAAGGCATGGTGCAGTTGCAAGAGTTTGACGGTACAAAATATGTTGATATTGGTGTTCCTTATAAAAAAGAAGAAACCAAAAAATCTGATTTTGTTACCTTTTTTAAGGGGGATGATTATCAGACAGTAAGAGAAGGCTCGGAAGATGCCGATAAACTAGCACGTTCAGGGTATAGAATAATAGAAGGCACAACTTTAACTGGCTCAATGCAAGATATTATGGGCAAGCCTACTAAGACAAAAATTGAAGGTAGCTTGCTTGGGGCAACAGAGGCTTATGTGGAGTTAAAACAAGTCCGTGACAAGTTTGACCCTTACTTCCTGACTGTTCAAGGAAAAACAGCTTACAATCTTGCTAAAGCAAAAGACTCGATTGGACAAGGAAACGCAGATGATGTCAAGTTGATTAAGGCTTATAGTGATTGGCAAACAAATTCTTGGACGCAAGTGAATAACTACATCAAAGCATTGACTGGCGCACAGATGTCAGAAGCAGAAGCAAAACGTATTATGAAATCTTTGCCTGACCCAAGAACAGGCTATTTTGAGGGCATGACACCATCTCAGTATGAACAAGCTCTTGATTCTACTATCGAAGCGGCCGCAAGAACTATTGCTAGAAGCTCTTATTTCTTGAAAAATGGTTTGACACCAGTAAAAGATGAATCTCGAAAGTTTAAGAGAGACGATGAAGGAAATGTTATTTCTGGAGATGGCAAAGACATTCTTTACATAAAGGACGACCAAGTAATAGACACTGACGACATGGATGAAATTATCAGGAAGGAAACTCTTTCTCTTCGTGACAAATATGCTGAATTGCCTGCTGATGAAGCAAAGGCAAAAGTAGCTTCTGATTTGTCGGTGTTGTTCGGACTTGGTTTTGACGACTTAAAGTTGATAATTTCTAGCGGTGCATAATATGGCTAAAGAAAATAAAACATCAGATGATTTATACCTGAAGGACTTTTTCGGAAGTGTAGAAAAGCCATCAGAGCCAGAAGAAGATTTATCAAAAGAAACTCCTGCCAAAACTGTGCGTGACATTGGTGCTATTGAGGACATAGCCAAAGGGCTTGGCTCTGGCATAGGCAGGGGCATAACTGGTCTAATTGGTGCTGGTGGTGATATTCAGACTATGTCTCGCCTTGCAAGAAGCGCTGAACAAGCTGGCGCAAAGAAGTTTACGGAAGAACAGCTAGCTAGATTGCCTGCTGGTGCGGCTAGCGCCATTAGAAGAACTGCACAGGAAGCGCCTGTTGATATGACAGCGCCTACAGCATTGCCAACATCACAACAAGTTTATAGCAGTTTTGAAAAAGTTTTGCCAGAAGGCACACTTACTTACAAGCCGCAGACAGCAGGCGGCAGAATAGCACAAATGGCTGGTGAGTTTGGGTCTGCTGGGGCTTTAGGCAGAGCGCCTTTAAAAGGTGCTTTGATGTATGGCGGAATTGGCGCTGGTGCTGGCGGTATATCAGAGGTTAGCCCTACTGCAGGAGCAGTAGCTGGCATTGCTGGTGGTTTAGGTGCAGGCACTCTTGCCTCTCGCAGAAGAGGTGTAGAAAGTCTTTTAGGCGATGTTGTGGGTGAGCAAACACCTGCGATGCTTGCTAGAGCTGAACAACTACAAGAACAAGGCAGAAGAATAGGCGTTCCGCTAACAGCCGCAGAAAGCATGGAATCGCCATCTTTACGCACGTTAGCATCTACTGTGGCGGCTAGGCCAGAGAGTGCTGGAATTATATCTCAAAAAATTCTTGAACGCACTGAAGGCATAAAGCCAGCTATAGAGCGAGGTTTGCTTGGCGTTGAGGAAGTCCCCACAGACTTAGCAGGGGCTGTTCAAAGGCAAGCAGTCGAAGCCTCTAAAGGTGCTGTAAGAAGAATAGAGGGCGTTAGGACAGGAAAGACAACTAATTTGTACGAAGATGCTAAGTTAGAGTCGTTGGATGCTTCTCAGATAACCCCGATTATTACTGCCGCAAAGGAAGCAAAAAAGACTGTTGACCCTACTGTTGCAAATGCGCTTGATGATTTTATATCAAAAATATCTTCTATGAAAACAGTAAATAAAAAGCGTGTAAGAGTGCCTGAGACAAATGTTGGCAAATTAGAGTCATCGTACAGAGTTATCAGGGATTTAATTAGCGCAAAGGCGAGGGCAGAGGGCAGGTCGCCTGATGTAGAAACTGCCGCACAGTTAAGAAAACTAAATAAAATGTTAGATGAAGCTCTTTTAAGCAATGAAAAGATTGCTGAAGCAAGGGCTGTGTTTAAGGAAGCCACACCAGAAGTTGTTAAGACTGTTGATGACACAGGCTTAAGGGCTATTTCTAAGCTAAAACCAGACGATGAAGATACTGCTATTTCTCTAGTTATAGG